AAGAACTTGAAATTGATAAGATCAATGCTATCACCCGAAACCTTAAGGAAGGTGATCAAGAAGATAAAGAGTTTGAACGTCGTATGAAGGTGGCTGAAACTCTCCTTAAAGAAAAAACAATAGAAGGTAAAACTAATGTTAATGACACAACAAGAGATGCAAAAGCTTCTCGACCAAATCAACAGCAACTTCAAGAAGCACTTCGACCGTCTGGACCAGTTGGAACAGGAAGTCAAGGGTTTGGTAGTCAAGGTGGAGGAACTCAGTAATGCCAAAGTCCAAGGACCCAAAACTAGCACGGGCAGGGGTAAGCGGGTACAACAAACCAAAACGGACGCCAAGTCATCCGACTAAAAAGTTTGTAGTAGTCGCTAAAGAAGGCGATAAGACTAAGACTATTCGTTTTGGTGACGCCAAGATGACTATTAAAAAAGACCAGCCAGCACGACGTAAATCGTTTAGAGCGCGTCATAAGTGTGATACAAACCCACCCAGCAAACTAACTGCACGATACTGGTCGTGTAAAAAATGGTAAGGAAATAATTATGCCACTAGCACCAAAACCAAAACCTAAAAAGAAAGCAGCCGTTAAAACATATACGCAAGCAGAAGTAGAAGCTATGATTCGTAAAGCGTATAAAGACGCTGGAGCAGATCTTCCTAGCCCTGCTAATCGTCGTAAGATGATGGAGCAAATGTCTAATGCTGAAATAGATCGTCAAATGAAAGCTGCTGCTAAAGCTCGTGGTGTTCCAATGAAAAAGAAAACTCCAAGGAGCTAGACATGCCATATGGAAAAGGTACATACGGAAAACAAGTAGGACGACCACCGACAAAAAAGAAAGCAAAAAAGCGAGGTAGTTGTGGCTGCAAAAAGAAAAAGTAGTACAAAGAAAGCTAACGACGCCTGTGCAAAGAAGGTCAAGTCTAGATACAAGGTCTGGCCTTCTGCATACGCTTCTGGTGCTGTAGCCAAGTGCCGAAAGGTTGGTGCTAAGAACTGGGGTAACAAAAGTGGCCGTAAGAAAAAGTAAGAAAGGTGCTGCCCTTAAAAAGTGGTTTAAAGAGGAGTGGGTAGACGTTAAGACAGGCAAGCCCTGTGGACGTAAGTCTGCAAAGAAAGGTGAGTCTAAGCGCCCCTATCCTTCTTGTAGACCTAAAGCAGTAGCAGCTAAGATGACTAAAAGTGAAAAAGCTTCGTCATCAAGACGTAAGACAGGACCAAAAAGAATAGCACACGCAGTAACAGCTTCAGGTAGACGAAGAAAAACCACAAAAAAAGCTTGACTTTTTAATAAAAATATGATATAATAATATTATATTTATAAGAATAAGATATATACATGACTCCAGAGCTTGAAACTTACTTTGATAATTTTAATCAATTATTCAATAACGAAGGCTTCAAACAACTCTTAGAAGAAATATCTGAAACTAGTAAACAACTGTCTGATGTACAAACAGTTAAAGATGTAGAAGAACTATTCTTCCGTAAAGGTCAACTTGCTGCGTTCGCTACTGTTGTTAACTTACAGGCTACAATAGAAGCGACTAGAGAACAAGCTGAAGCTGAAGAACAAGACGATATCTATGTTTAAAGTATATGACTTTCGATGTCCTGACGGACACGTACATGAAGAATTTGTAGAATCTACTGTTACAGAAAGTAGGTGCAAAACTTGTGACAAAGTTTCTACAAGAATGGTATCTGCCCCATCCTTTCACCTTAATGGGTCTGACGGGTCTTTTCCCGGAGCGCACATGAAGTGGGTACGAGAGCATGAAAAAGCAGGTAAAAATAAAACCTCTCCATAATGATTATAATCACGGAGTTTAATAATGGCAAGAGCAATGATTGTAGATCCGCAACCTTTAGAGGATAACGTGGACGAAATCGAAACCAACGAAGTAGAAGAGATTCAACAAGAAGAAGTTGAGCAACCTCAAGAACCAGAATCAACCTTACCTAATAAGTATCAAGGTAAGTCTTTAGAAGAAGTAGTACAGATGCACCAAGAGGCTGAAAAGCTTTTAGGTCGTCAATCTTCTGAAGTGGGCGAACTTCGTAAAGTCGTGGATGATTACATAGCTAGTCAACCACAATCAGCACCTCAACCAGAATATGTTGAGCCTGAAGAAGATATAGATTATTTTACAGACCCACAAGGTGCTGTCAATAGGGCGATTGAGAATCATCCTAAAATTAAAGAAGCAGAGCAGTATTCAGCGCAGTATAAGCAACAAGCTGCCTTGGCTACGCTTAATAATAAACACCCAGACATGCAAGAGATCTTAGCTGATCCCAAGTTTGCTGAGTGGATAAAAGCTTCTAAGATTAGGACTCAATTGTTTGTAGCCGCTGACCAACAGTATGATGCTGATTCTGCTGACGAACTCTTCTCACTCTGGAAAGAGCGGAAGCAAGTAGTAAAGCAGACCGCTAATGTTGAAAAACAAGAGCGTAAGCAACAACTCAAGGCAGCTAATACAGGCAACGCCAGAGGCAGTGGTGAGGGTGAACGTAAAAAAGTATATCGAAGGGCCGACATTATTAAACTAATGAGAACTGACCCAGACCGCTATACAGCATTAGCCGATGAAATCATGGCAGCGTATGCGGAGGGTCGTGTCAAATAATCTATTAGGAGATTAACATGGCTAACTTTACACCAACTGCTGGAGATAACTCTGGCGTACTGCCCAATCGCGGTAATACAGTAACACTAGGTAACGCAGATAAGTTTATTCCAGAAATCTGGAGTGATGAGATTATTGCTGCATATCAGAAGAACCTCAAGATGGCTCCGCTTGTTAAGAAGATTTCTATGACAGGTAAGAAGGGTGACCGTATTCACATCCCTAAGCCAACTCGTGGCGCTGCTAGTGAAAAGACTGAAGCCGACACTGTAACTATTCAGCAGACTGCTAACAATGAACTCTTGATTGACGTTGATCGTCACTTCGAGTACTCACGTCTGATTGAAGACATCGTAGAAGTACAAGCACTCAACAGCCTCCGTCAGTTCTACACTGAAGACGCTGGTTATGCGCTTGCACTTAAGGTAGACAACGACCTTCACGCTGCAGCTACTGGTTTCGGTGACGGTGGTGCTATTGTCTTTGCACCAGCCTCTTCTGACTACCAGCACAGTGGTGCTTTTACAGGCGCTGCTGCGGGTGCTTTTACCGGAACAGCAACTGAAGGATTTAGCGACGCTCTGTTCCGTAATATGATCCAGAAAATGGACGACAATGATGTTCCAATGGAAGACCGTTGCTTGGTAGTTCCTCCTTCTACTCGTAACGACATCATGGGCGAAACTCGTTTCTCGTCTACTGATTTTGTAAGTGGTCAGCCTGTTGCTAGTGGCCTCATTGGTAACCTTTACGGTGTAGATGTTTACGTTTCATCTAACTGTGCAACTATTGCTTCAGGCATTCGTGCTGGTCTTTTGTTCCACAAGGACGCTGTCGTAATGGCAGAGCAAATGGCTGTACGTTCACAGACTCAGTACAAGCAAGAGTATCTCTCGACGCTGTACACTGCTGACACTCTCTATGGTGTTCAGGTGTACCGTCCAGAAGCTGGTTTCGTACTTGCTTTAGCAGAGTAATAGCACTACAGGGGTCAGCAATGGCCCCTTCATTTTCTGACTCAGGAGAACATCCATGTCACGTTTAGCAAGAGATTCAGGCGCACAGCCTATTCAATGCCTCCGTCCCGGAACTACTCAGACAGTATCCGTATCAGGCTCTGCTGCTTCTTCAACTTCTATTACTCAACGAGTAACACGTATTGTTGCCACTGTAGACGTACACATTAGCGTCTCAGGCACAGCTACTACTAGCGACTACTACATCCCCTCTAACACTGTAGAGTTCATCCACACTTATTCAGGAGACACCATTAGCTTTATCACCGACGGTACATCGGGAACAGCTTACGTATCGGAGATGATCTAATGTTATTCGGGTCTAGGCTTAATAAACTAGCCACGTCTATTAGAAGGGCTTTATCAGAGTACGCAGTCCTTGGTATTAACCCTCCCTTTGTTGCAGACTTCATAGAAAAGAAGTACTTAACAGGAGGGGCTTCTTCTACTTTTTCTAGCGCCATAAACCACGCCCGTGCTGGCAATGCCACTATGACTGACGGCTATGGGCCTGAGCTTGTAACAAATGGCTCGTTTACGGATAGCATTGATGGCTGGTCAGGAGCGGGTTGGGTTTGGTCTAGCAGGGGCGCATCATACGACAGCGGATCAAGTGTCACTGTTGCGTTAAGCCAAGACGTAGCTGTTGAAGCAGGTAAGACATACATTGTCACCTTCACATTGATAGACGTTTCCGGCGGCACTCCTTCGCTTATGGACGGCGAACAATCGCTTCAATCGCACTCAGCAAGTGGCAATTATGAATACGCTTATATTGCTGACTCATCCACCTTTGAGTTGGGCTTCAGAGGCGGCACGGCTACCTTTTATGTAGACAACGTAAGCGTTCGAGAGATGCCTGTTATCAAATGGGCGCCACATAATCTGTTTAGTTACTCTGAACAGTTAGATAATTCGTATTGGCAGAAAACCTTAGTAACGGTATCGGCTAATTCTACCGTCGCGCCTAACGGAACAACCACTGCTGATAAACTTATTCCTACTGTTGTAAATAATAGTCACTATATTGGAAATGTAATTTCGTATCCCGTTGCTGGTGAAACATATGAGTTGTGTGTTTTTGCAAAACCTGCTGGATACAATTTTATTAAACTTTTTGGTGCTAACTCTGGTACGTCGGAAGCATGGTTTGACATCTCAAACGGTACAAAAGGAACCACTGGAGGAACAGGCTTTGTTTCCTCTAGCATTACTGATGTAGGTAATGGCTGGTATCGTTGCGCTCTGAAGTTTATTAATCCAGACGCAACCGCTAGGAACACAGGCTATTACGTTATTAATGCTGATAACGTAAATTCGTTTGCTGGAAACGGAACATCAGGCATACACTTTTGGGGAGCGCATCTTTATAAAGCCGACTTAGGCGGCATGGTAGACAACCCTGATCGTGGGGACTCATACGTCCCTACAACGTCTTCTGCTAAGTACCTCAGTCGCGTCGGCCACCACGTCTACAACGGCTCTGCATGGGTAAATGAGGGGCTTCTGGCGGAGTCTGAGGCTAGGGTTAATTTGGCCCCTCAATCTGATTTTTCTAATGGAACTTTAGGTGGGCTTTCAAGAACGGCAAACGACGCTATTTCTCCAGACGGCACTCAAAACGCTTTTAAGATACAAGCAACTAGTACAGCCGCATCTATTGCTCTGACAGGCATATTGACGAATGCAGAATCGTATGCCGTAAGTATTTATGCAAAAGCAGGAAACCACGACATTATAAGAATGATGAATGGCTCTTCTGGCGCATCGGGGCAATGGTTTGACTTAACAAACGGCACGTTACTGTCTAGCAATGGTGCTAACAACACAGCAACTATTCAAGACGTAGGAAATGGATGGTATAGATGTACGCGTTATTTTGACTCTGTAACTGCTCCTGCTACTAACGAGGTGTTTGTAGGCATATCTGATAGTGACGGAGCTACGTCTGGAACAATAGGCGACAATGTTTACCTTTATGGGCTTCAGATAGAAAACAACGCGACTAGCTCTAGTTTCATTCCAACGTCTGGCTCATCAGTCACACGCCCAGCGGAAACCTTCACGATCCCATCAGCCAACCTACCTTGGCCTGAGCCGCAGTACATAGGTTCTGAGCTGGTTACTAATGGTACGTTTGATACGGATACGACAGGGTGGACTGCGCGTAGTGGTGCTATTTTATCAGTTAACTCTAATCGCCTAAGAATAAGCCTTAACGTAACTGACTATGCTCACGCTGTTCAAGGGTTTCCCACGACTAGCGGCAAAGTCTATCGGATCACGTTTAACTCTTGGGGATCAAATCAGCCAGTAAGATGGCGTTTAGGCACGTCAATTGCTAACAATGATGTGTATCAGTCAGCCAACAGCACTGGCGATGATGTGAGCTGGGATATTGTTTTTGTGGCTCAAAGCTCCACTACTTACGTCACTCTCTACGCTAACAGTACAAGCGATACAGGTTACGCAGAGTACGACAACATCAGCGTCCGCGAGATCAACCCCCTGTCAGTCTCCATCGCTATGGATGGGCGTATGACTTATGCTGATGAGGGTGCGTTAGTTCAAAATCAATTTTTCCGATGGAAAGAAGATAACGATAATTTGATACGCGCACAGCTAGATACAAACAGCACAAATGAAGGCTCTATTAGAT